TTGAGCTTTGGAGTAAAAACCAGCCCGCTGGTCAACGCGTTGAAGACAAAGTCTTGGCAGCCGCAAGGTTGATTATAATGAGCTATGACGATGCGCGTACAGTGACTCGCAATCTTGCGGAATTCGATCAAACAATGGCTTCTTTGGCCAATATTTTAAAAGGGTAACAAAATGGCAACTCGTGATAGTAATGCACGCGCTGACGTACAAGAAAGCGTACGGCCACAGGTAGCAACGGCAGATGTGAACGGCGAATCAATTGATTTGCGTGGCGCTGACAGCATTCTGTTTGCGGTAACTGTTGGGGCAATCAACGGCGGCAACGGTGATTCTGTTGTCACCATCGAAGACTCGGCAGACAACAGCACTTTTGCTGACGTAGCAACTGCCAACATCCTAGGCACTGAGCCAACCTTGGCAGCCAACACGGCGTACCAGTTCGGCTACATCGGTGCTAAACGATATGTGCGGGCCAAGTTCGGCATCGGCACAGAAACAAACGCCGCTGTATCTGTTGTAGGTGTGCGTGAATACCAGCACAGAGAGCCGAAAGGCTACACTGTAGAATCAGTCCTTTAATCTAAACGGGGCCAAGGACGGCCCCACTCATTTCAAGGTGCTGCGATGAAAGTCACACTTATCAAAGACTACGACGTGGCACCCGACGGCCATACAACCTTTAAGCTGAAAGCCGGGACGGAGGTAGAGGGCACGATTGCAGAGATGGCTATACGCGATGGCAAAGCAAAGCCCGCTAAAGAGCTACCCAAGCCAAAGTATTCAAAGCCTACCGCCGCTAAGTATAAGGGCTAAATCATGGCACTCCGTCACACAGTAAATTACACCCAGTATCGCGGGCACGTTCTAGTAACGGCACCCTTTTGCGAGCCTGTGTCTGTGCTCGATGTTAAAAGCCAGCTTGAGCTTGACGCAGACGACAGCACGAAAAACACACAAATCGAGCTGTACATTGCCGCAGCGCGTGAGATGGTCGAAGAGTATACCGGCCTAGCTCTGATAACGCAGGTCTGGAAGCTCACACTTGACCATTGGCCGAACGACCGGCAGCAATGGTGGAGCGGCACGCGGCAAGGCTCTGTTGATGAACTGATGCAGTCTGGCAGAGCGTCACAAGTATTGCTGCCCCGCTATCCTTTACGCAGCGTTGACACCATTAACTCTGACGGCATTGCCGTTACTATTGCAACGGTGTTTATAGTTGACACTCAGCAAAAGCCAGGCCGCCTTATTGTAAAGCGCGGTTACACATGGCCGGTGGTACTTGATAACGCTAACGGTATCGACATTCAGTATACCGCAGGCTATGGGCAAGACTCGTCAGACGTGCCAGCATCGCTTAGGCTTGCCATCATACAAATGGCTGCATATATGTTTGAGCACAGAGGCGACTGCGACACAGCAAGCGCCATGAAGATGTCAGGCGCACAATCGTTGGTTAACTCATACAAGGTGATAAGCCTGTGAAGTGCTGCAACGTTCAAGCCGGAATGTTGCGCGAGCCTGTGGAGTTTCAGTCACAAGTTAAGACCGGCATTGGGGGCGGCGCGACTACTATCACATACGTAAAGCGGGTCAGTTTGCGCGGCCACTTTAAGCCGATGTCAGGCAATGAGCGGTTATATGCCGAGCGCATTGACGCGACCACACGAAACCGGCTTATAATTCGATACCGCACTGACTTGTTAGAGTCGGACCGGGTAATAGTTAGAAGCCGGTCGTATCAAATACGGTTCATCAATAACCTAGAGTTCCGAAACAAGTTTTTAGAGATCGACCTAGATGGGGGTGTTGCAACGTGAGCGGGCGCATTGAGGGCCTAGAGGAAACTCTACAGGCTTTTGCTAGACTGGGCACGGCTGGCAAGAAAGAGGGGGCCAAGGCAATCGCTGCGACTGCCCAGAAGGTGCGTACAGATGCAATCAAATCAATACAGCGCGGCACAAAAACTGGCTTAGTTTATACACGCGGACCAGGACAAAACTTGTCACCTACGCATCAGTCATCAGCGCCAGGGCAAGCACCGGCAACCGATACTGGCAACTTAGTTAGCAGCATAAAAGCAGAGTCAAAAGATTTGAGCGGCAGGGTGTACAGCGATATTAAGTATGCATTTTGGCTAGAATTTGGAACTGTTAAGATGCGGCCCCGGCCATACCTAAACCCGGCGCTTATGTCCAACCAGAAGTATTTTGTTAATCAGTTGCAAAGGGCCATAGACAAAGCGACAAGGGAGTTTAACCGTTCATGAGCGGCTATCAATTACAGCTTGGCATATACACTGCCCTGAACGACGACACTGCACTTTCGGCCCTGATAGTAGGCGTGTACGACAACCCAAGCCAGGCAGGCGACCCAGGCGATGATACTGCTTTTCCTTACGTTACAATTAGTGATGGAACATCAACGCCTTGGGACACAGACACGGACCGGGGTGATGAAGCTATCGCGCAAGTCCACGTATGGAGTCGGGCAAGTAACGCCCTGCAAGTCAAGCAAATTCAGGACGCTATATACGGTGTCTTGCATCGTGGTACAATTTCAATATCAGGATCGGTCTTTATAGGATCTGATTATATAACGCAAACTGTGCAAAGAGATCCCGATGGCATAACCCGTCACGGTGTTCAAGAGTTCAGAATCATTTACGAAGAGGCATAATCATGGCAAGTGAATACGGGCGTAAAGTAGTTTTATTGTGGGACACGTCAGCCATTCTTGGCGTTCGTGAAAAGTCACTAACCATCAATGGCGAAGCGGTTAACGTCACATCTGATGAAGATGACGGCGTTCAAGTATTGCTTGCTGAAGACGCAGAGAGCAGTGTATCAATTGAATTGTCGGGCGTGACTAAAGATACCATCTTGCGCGTTGCAAAGTTGGCAGGCGGCTCGGCTTTGCGCAAGGCTGTATCTTTGACCTACGCAAACGGCGATGAGCTGGCTGGCAATTTCCAGTTGGGCGCATACAGCGAGGGTCAGCCGTACAACGAGGCCGTCACCTTCACAGCTACGCTTATGAGCACCGGCGCAGTTACATACACCGCAGCATAAGGGCTTAGCATGAGCCAGCTAGAATCCGTAACCTTGTCATTTGATGGCAAGGATTACACGGTAGATAAAGAAGATGGAATTTGGGGGCTAATCGAAGCCATTGAAAACGTAATCACGTTTTTTGAGCTGGCCCCTGCATTCTCGACAGGTCGCTACCCGTCTGCCCGTATATTCCGCGCCTATGCCGTGGCGCTCAACTACGCCGGGGCAAAGGTGACGCCCGACGAGCTGCGCAAGGCTTCGGACTATCGGCGCATGGGGTCAATTGCAGGCTCCCTAGCCGCTATCCTAGATATGGGTCAGCCTGGCGCTGATGTTGACCTTGGTGGCGCTAAGGGATCTGACAAAGACGTGGCGAAGGCCGAAAAAAAAGTGGCCAAAAGCTCGTAAGGCACTGGTTCCAGATATGGGTGATGTGGGGTTACAACCCTGTTGATTTTTGGCGGACGCATCCAACAGAGTTTTTTTGGGTAGCCGAGACAAAGGTGCAGATGAACACTCCGGCCAAGCAGTACGCCGGGGGCATGACTGGGCAAGAGGCGGCAGACATTTACGAAGACGCATACGGGGATGATTGATGGCAGGTATTGAGGTAATCATCGGTGCGAATACTGACGGCCTTGATGACGCTGTAAGAAGCTCCAGGACTAGGCTTGCGGGCCTGGGCAAAGAGATGAAAGGCAACATCCTGACAGCGGCTAAATTTGGCGCTGCGTTTGCTGCTGCGGGTGCCGCACTAACAATAGGGCTGACGGTCAAGGGTTTGGCCGCTGTTGATTCGCAAGCTAAATTAGCACGCCAACTCGGCGCGACAATTGACGGACTACGCGCAACACAGATAGCCGCATCGGATGCCGGTATTGGCATCACCATTATGAACGACGCTGCCGAGAAACTGAACCAGCGCATCGGCGAGGCGGCTCGTGGCACAGGCACCGCCGCTGATTCTTTCAAACGTCTTGGGCTAGACGCCGCAGCTTTAGGCGACATGGACGTAGATGCTCGGATGGCAGCTATCGCTGACCGTATGCAAGAGCTTGGCTTATCAACCTCTTCTGCCGCTGATGAGCTGCGACAGATGGGCATACGAAACAGTGAACTTGTAAACCTGATGCTGCAAGGCGGCGATGCAATTAGGGGCGCTCGCATAGAGCTGCAGGAGCTTGGCCTTTCTCTTAGCGATATTGACGCGGGAAAAGTAGAGGATGCAAATGACGCATTTTCTCGCATTGGCCTAACTGTAGAGTTTGCATCGCAACAGTTAGCCGTTAGTTTGGCCCCGGCCATAACGGCAGTATCAGAGCAGATGATTAAAGAGTTTACGCGGGGTAGCGACTCTCTAGGTGATGGCATAGAAAATGCCGTTGATGTAGGCGTTGCAGCCTTTGCTGATTTCTTAGACGGTGCCGCCACTGTCATGGATTTCATAAGCGGCAACCCAATTACCTCGCAGTTTGGTGTTTTGGGTTTTGTGATTCTTGGACCAAGAGGCGCACTCATCGGCGCGGCGATTGGCGCGACTTTTGATATTATAAAAGAGGGGCTTGCAGATTTCGGCATCGGTATATCTGACGGCGAAAACAACGCACGCAGACTGCTTAGCGTGCAGAAGCAAATAGCCGAGCAGCAAGAGGTTATAGCGAACACCACCAGCGGGCCAGGAAACGGAATCTTTATTGCCAGTTCTATTGCTGACGATAGATTAAACATATTGCTGGCTGCTGAAGCAGAGTTGAAAGAAAGCGTTGAGGGGTCATCAGAGGCTTTAGAGTTTTACAACAGCCTGCTAAACGCTGGAACAATAGAGGCTGACGGGCTTGCAGGTGCATCGCGCCGAGTTGCTGCGGCGATGAGAGAAACCTTGGAGGAGTCGGAAAAAGGGATTAACACGGGCGGCGGAGACTCTACATCTACCGGCGGAGACTCTACAGGCAGAGGCACAAACACACCCGGCGATCCATCTGACACTGAGGACGGCACGTCATTAAGGGACAGGCTAACCGCCAGGCTGGCTCTAATAAGAGAGTTTGACGCGTTAGAGGTTGAGGCACTTGGCGTAAAACTTGAACTACAGAAAGAAAAAATTGCAGAAGCTTTAGAAAAGGAACTTATTACCAAAGCAGAAGCAAGGGATGCAGAACTCGAAACAGTAGCAAATCACGAAGCGGCAATAACTGAAATTGAAAACCGAGAGAAAAACAAAAGACTAGACCTAGAAGAAAAGGCACAAAGCGCAATGGACTCACTGCGGCAAGGGGCCGTGTCTAACGCGGTCGGGCTGCTCAACGTGCTTGGCAGAGAAAACAAAGCGGCAGCCGTTGCAGCTATTCTTTTAACAAAGGGTTTGGCAATTGCCCAGACAATAGCGCACACACAGGCTGCCGGGATGCTTGCTTTTTCTTCCCAACTTATACCGGGGGTCCCCGCGACATTAGCAGCCGCCACGACTGCAAAAGCAAAGGTACACGCAATGGGCGCGGTGTCGGTCGGGCTTATAGCAGCGACCGGCCTCGCTCAGATAGGGAATGCAACAGGCGGCGGTGGCGGTGGCGGAGGTGGTGGCTCTATGGGCGGAGGAGGAGGTGGCGGCAACCAGCAGGCCGCAATGCCCGCACCCACTGAAACAATGGTTGCCAACTTAAACATAACTGGACAGAACTTTGACCGGCGCACTGTGATAGGTCTGGTCGAGCAAATCAACGAGCTACAGGAAGACGGTATGCGCATAAGGCTGAACACAGTATGACATTCGTCGTCAGTCCGTCAGTCGTCGTTAATGCTCTGCCTGAGCCACTGACACACGCCCGCATCGGCTATGACAACCTAGTGCCTAGTGCGACTGTGACAGCGACCAGTGCCGAGGCGATTTGGCCGGTCGATTCTGTGCAGCGAGAAAACACCTTTGAGCGATGGCAGCCCACGTCAGGTAATGCCAGCATAACTATTGATAACGGCACAAGTAAACTAGCAACTTATATTGGATTAGCTGCGCACACACTTGGCACTGCCGAGTCAACAATCACCATCGCGCACAGCGCCGACAACAGTACATTCACAACAATAGATACGATCTCGCCGTCAGACAACAGCGCGATAATGGTCTTGTTTGCGAATACACCGGCCCGTTATTTTAAAGTGACACTGGCAGGCTCTACGGCCCCGCAGATAGGCGTTATATATTTGGGCGTGGCAATGGCTATGGAGCGTGCAATCTACTCAGGGCATACGCCTGTGACGCTTGGGCGCATGACGGAAAAGCGCCCGACTAAATCGGAGTCCGGCCAGTTTCTTGGCACGTCAACAATCCGCAGGGGATTGCAGACCAGCTTTTCGTGGACAAACTTAAAAGCCGATTGGTACAGGCAATACTTTGATCCGTTTGTAAAAAGCGCAAGAACAAAGCCCTTCTTTATAGCCTGGCGGCCAGCTAAGTTCCCAAACGAGATTGGTTATTGCTGGTCAACAAATGACATCACGCCATCAAATGCCGGTGGCCTTGATTACATGAGCGTATCAATGACTGTCGAAGGTTATGCCGATGAATGAAACGACCATTGGCCGAGAGCCGTTACAGGTCATAGAGATTGAGCAGCCGCTATGCACGCTTGAATATGGCGTGTCGCCTTGTACTGCGGCCATAGGTGTAACGGGTAGCATCAAATGCTTCAACGGCAGCAAGACTTGCCAGGATTTGCCGAACTACGATCCCGAGCCACTGCTGCTGCGGTTTTGTAAGTCGCAAGCAAAGCAGCCAGAAGGGATCTTCTGCGTGCCATCTTTGATGTCTGTGAGCACAAGCCCTACGCAGATCAACGTCGTGGGCGGCAGCAAGTCTAAAGGGCCGTTGGGGATACGTGCAGAGCTATCTGTGACATTTAAAGATCACCCATACTCTGACGTACTGGTAGACAAGTACCGGCTTGAGCGCAATTACATTGCGACAGATCGAGGATCTTATTGGAGCAAGTGGCTGGCGCGTAACCCGTATTACAACGGATACATCATGCGCGTCTATGATGGCTATGTCGGCCAATCACTTTCAGAGATGGGCAAAAGAACGTATTTGATTGATACGTTTAGCGGACCCGATAGCAATCAGAACGTCATGATAAAAGCTAAAGACGTGCTGAAACTTGCAGACAATGACAAAGCCCAAGCGCCAGGAGCCTCAACCGGAAAGTTGATTGTGGACTACACAGAGTCAGCAAGCATGGACCCCATGCGAATCACTGGCGGCGTTGCGGCGGAATACCCTGCACCCGGTAAGATCAGAATTAACAAAGAGCTTTTTGAATACACAGGCGTGAGCACAATATCTGACACTGAAATAAACCTAACTGGAATTACTCGATCAATAAGAACGACAGAAGCCGAAGATCAAGATGCAGGCGACCGCGTACAGATATGTCTTGAGTACACTGACATCAGGCCAGATGACCTTGCAAATGACTTGCTGACAACTTACGGCAATGTTCCTGCGTCATTCATAACACTGGCAGACTGGAGCGCAGAGGCAAGCGTATGGCTTGAACAGTTCCGCCTGTCTACTCTTATTACAGAGCCGACTGGCGTTACAGACTTGCTTGGCGAGATAACAGAGCAGGCTTTGTTCTATATTTGGTGGGACGAACGCGCCGAACAAATTAGATTGAGAGCACTGCGACCAGCATTCAATGATTCTGTAAAATCAATCGACAACTTTAAAAACATTCTTGCAGGCACGTTTGAGCTAAAGGCAAAGCCCAAGGAACGGATTAGCCAAGTATGGGTATTCTTTGGCCAGCGGAATCCAGTTGAAAAACTCGACGACGAGCAGAACTTTAGAAGCATACGGGTGCGCGTTGATGCTGACGCCGAGTCTGACTTACAATATGGCGAGCAGCGCATTAGAAAGATATACAGCAGGTGGATACAGTCAGACGCAATTGCAATACAAACCACGGCGAGGCTGCTGTCACGGTTTCGGGATACGCCTGAATACATAGCGTTTGCTCTTGACGCGAAAGATCGGGCAATGTGGACTGGCGACCTGGCTGATGTAACTGTTGATAGCATAGTCGATGAGACTGGCGGGCCAAGGGTGCTGCGGTGGCAGGTCATTAGCGCAGAAGAAACCATCAGCGGTGAGGTAACAGAGTACCAGTTGCAGCGGTTTGAGTACGGCCCGACAGACAAGGCGGCTTTTATAATGGCAACCAACGCGCCCATATATGCAAACGCCAGTGAAGCACAAAGATTGACCGGCGGATTTATTGGCGACGATTTTGGGCTTATGCCTAACGGCGACCCCGGATACACTTTGCAATAAGGTGCAACACAATGACGACATGGACAAACATTACAGACGCATCACTTGAACCAGGCAAACCGGTTAGATCCATAGACCTGCTGGCGCTTAGGGATAATGCCATTGCAATTACAGAGGGTGCAGCAGGCGCTCCTAAAATAGAAACTGCATCAATGACCGCTAACTCAATAAACGGCGACAGATTGTCGAACGGAACTACGGGCGCAGAGAAGTTGCAGTCTGGCACTACTGAGCGTGATTGGGTTTTGGGTAGAAACGCGGGAGCTGCTGCGGGGGCTGTAGGCAGTTATGCTATGGCCTTAAGTACTGGCGCAACTTTTGGCGATTCACTTGCTGCCAGCAGTTTAAGGCCGAGTAACGCAGATGGCACGATTTTCAATGCTGCGCCAAGCGGAACATGGCGCTGTATGGGTATGGCTGGCGTTGGTTCAGGCGCAAACATTGTAACAATATTTTTAAGGATTTCATAACATGCCCACTTACGCCAACCCAAAATACAACGCACATGGCACCATCGACATGGAAATAAATCACCCTGTCTACGGCCGCATACCCTTCACCGCATCCCCTGACGACCCAGAAGAACATGGCCGCTTGCTCTTTGCAGATGCGCAAGCCATCGCAGCGCCTTACGTCAAACCCCTGCCAACACTTGCAGAGCGCATCGCAGAAGTTAACGCGCTAAGGCTGGCCGCAACATCTGCCGGCCTAGCTTACAAATTTGCAGACGGCACCGGCACAATCCAACTGCGAAATGAAAGCGACATCCGCAATG